CGCGGCGTGTAAGCCCACGCCATCAGCGACAGCGCTCGTCTGTAGGTTGGATTGATCTTATAAGCGGCAAGTGTTCTGCGTATAAAAAGCTCTCTCTTCTGTGCCCATGTGACACGTTCTCCTGGTGCCATAACAGTTTCCATTTTTGCAGGAGACCGGTGACGTAGGTATGCAGGAATGAATCCGTCGCGAGACTGTGCTATGACGCTTACCCCATTCTCTTTGAGCATCGGTATGACTGCTTCCACCTCTTCTGGTGTGTCCCATTTGTAGGTCATGCTTTTTGCTCATTGATTAGAAGGTTTTATTTGCGAGTTCTTTTAGAAGCTTTAGGCGCTGATCGTCGGTGAGCACTTTGTTCTCGGCGTACTTTGCATTGACCACTCCGCATAATGGTGTTGGTAGAGACGATGAACTTCCGAGACGTAGATCGAGGCCCTTCCTACGTTTTCCCTCGCGAGCTGAGTTGATGAGATCCTTCTTCCGTGTTTCGTATCGTGTAAGAGCGGCTTCGTATGCCTTTCGACTTATGACTCGGTTCCGTTGGTTCATCATCAAGTCCTCTCGTTTCAGTCCTCCACTGGTTCGTGTTGCCCTACCGAAGTATACATCTGCCTTAGACCCGATAAGCTGCATCGTTTTACAACTACCCGTTCACATTTTTTTTCTTTTGACTATACGAAGAAACAAGGACGGACGAAATGACAACGCAAGAAGTGGTTACGGCAATTAGCCCTGCTACGATTTTGGAGTTCTATAAGAAGCAGGCACATGCCGACATGTACGGTGGGTCGTTCACTGGCGGATACATAACGGACACCGGGTCGGGCTTTTCAGCGTACCGTCGGAAGGGTGGAATGCGTACCGGATGCAGTCGATCAGGAGGAAATGTCACTGGTGGCAATGTCACTGGTGGCAATGTTACTGGCGGCATGAAGCGGTCTTATGACACGATCGTCAGCCCGGAGATGAAGGTCGAGCATTTCATCAACGCCACTCGTGTTCCTGGGCAGGTCTCTTTCCCTGTTCTCCTCGACCGGAGCGCTGCTGCGAATCCTGAACAGAACCCGTACCTGTACCCGTTCGCTACCTCGTTCAATGACACGGCACGCGAGGACGCGGAAGCGAGGAACCGTCATTTCACTTTGTGGAAGGCGGCTACGATGAGCCAGTACAAGTGAAAATTGTTTAGTTTGTAAAATATCAAATCAATTTTTTTATTTTGTATATGCTAAGAAAAAAAGGAAAATGATATCCCTGAAAAAAGGAAATCCTGTTGCCGTTATCTATACAGGAAAGGATGAGGGGAAGAAGATCTTTATCACCAACGACTCGGGCGATACGGAGCTCAAGCAAGATCCTCTCGAATTGTTCGGAAACCATGAGCTTGCTCCGTCGAAAAAGCTTATGTCTGCTGCACAGCGAAGGGCCATCCGTACTGCGCTACTTGATGACCGCCGCGACTATCCTTCCGAGCTGGAGGACCATATGGAGTCCCTCCGTGAGCTCTACGACAGGAAGAATCGGTACGAATATCGCACGGACTCAGAGACCTTGTGTGTGTATCCTTCCAAGGAATCAGAGCGCATCTTTGTAGCTGGAAAGTCAGGATCAGGCAAGTCAACGTTCACTGCTCAGTACATCAGAGAATACACGGAAATGTACCCGAAGCGTAACGTCTTCTTGATTTCTACCCACGAAGACGAGAAGGCTTACAGGATTCTTCCTATCAACCAGATCGCTCTGGACGAGACGTTCCTCGAAAAGCCGCCCACTCTAAACGATTTGTCTCAGTCACTTGTTGTGTTCGACGACACGGACAACCTGCAAGACAAGGGCCTTCAGCAAGCAGTACAGGCACTGAACAGCGACTTACTTGCAAACGGAAGGAAGTATGAGATTCACGTGATCACTCTTGCACATCAGCTGATGGACTATAGCCGGTCTCGTACTCTGCTGAATGAGGCGAATCGTGTGGTCTTCTTCACCGGCGGATCGGCCTACCACATACAGCGGTATCTCAAGGTATACGCAGGACTCCAGCCCAAGCAGATTCGTAGGATCCTCGATTCTAAGTCTCGCTGGACCTGCCTAGGACTCACGATTCCAAACTATGTTGTAACCGAGCACGAGGTCTATGTTCTCAAGAACGACCAGTCTTGACTGGACCTACTTTTCAAAGTGGGACGCTCCTGATTGCGAGTTCGTCGAGAGAGATTTTTTCTTTCTTTGCTTCGGCCTTTGCGGACTTAACGAAGTCCTCGACGCACACGTTCCTGTGTACGTGTCTCAATATACACCATCGTCCGCATGTGCACGACTTTGGTCCTTGTACGCGCTCGTGGTTGTATGCAACCTTCTTTCCAGAATTCAAGAGTAGCCTGATCAGTTTCGTGTGTAGTTGACCAGAGACCTTGCGAAAATCTGGGTTGACCCAATTGAGCTCGCTGTCGGGAAACACTCCGTAGCTGTCGAACATCTCAACGCATGGATCTCCATCTGTGTCGAACGTATCGTGAACCAGGCACCAATGACCATGACTTGGCTTGAACTCGTACAGTAAGCAGAATGGTGTACGAGGCAAGTGTACAAGTCTCTCTAGCTCACTGTACACGTAACATGGCATTCCAGTCATTTTGGTTATTTCCCTGTCTGACAAAGATCGATCTCGGTTCATTTTTCTTTTTTTTATCTTAGTACGATATAAAAAAAGATGGATGGCTCACAGGACCTGGTATATTACAACTGCACGCTTGTTAACAACACGGAGAACCGTGTGGCTGCAGAGATAAATGACAGCCGGAGTATGCCTATCGTTCAGGTGCCCGAGGACTGGGAGATGTCGATTGTGAGGTTCGATATCGACTCTCTCCTTCTACCTATTGCATTGTTTCCAATGGGAACCGGGCCAAACACTCAGCTGTCTATGACGTTCAGGAGCTCTGGTGTCGACTATGGTCCGTTCTACGTTCAGAGCCTCGAGCCAACTGGATTCGTTCAGAGCATTGCTCTTGGTACAGAGATGATCAACGACACGATTAAGAACGCGTGGCCTTTGATCGGCGGGTCTAGGCCTCAGTTTCCTCCGAGGTTTGTGTGGGATCCTATTACGCAGTTGTTCCGTCTCTACTTCTCTGCAGACTATGTAACGACCTACAGCGACTTCACGATCTACGTGTCGGATGTATTCTACAAGTACATGTACGCGTTCCCAGCGATCATTATTGGACCGAATGAGCCTCTGCACAAGGATGTGATGCTTTTCACCTGGAACCCAGAGTTCGTCAATGCCGCTGCCACAAATCGTGTCGGACTTCCTATGGCTCTTCAGTCTCCAGGATACTATCCGGCTGGCAACCTTGTGTACCTCGAGCAATCGGCCAAGTCGATCTCAAACTGGGCGGCTGTCCGTACTATTTATGTCACAACAAGCTCGCTTCCTAGCTACCAGGAGTCTATTCCTGGTAACGTAGGATACGGCCAGAACTCACAGACTACGACGAATTCGCTCGCGATGGTTACGGATTTCATCATCCCACAGGACCAGAATCCGATGGAAGCGCATAATCGTATTGAGTACCTTCCGACGGCTGAGTACAGAATGATTTCTCTAGGAGGGCGCTCTCCTCTCTACCGAGTTGAGCTTAAGGCGTGGTGGACGTCTTTCGCTGGCGGTCAATATCCGGTGATCCTTCCTCCAAACGGGGTTTTTGCTGCAAAGTTGATGTTTCGTAGGAAGTAAAAATATTTTATCCCGTTCAGTTTTTTTTTCGCAGTGCTATATCCGTAAAAAGGAAAAGAAGAACGTAAGATGTCGATCACAGTGGAGCGCCTTGCGACTCAGCGAGTCGTTGATTCAAGGACTGACGTAAACAGCTATGCTCGCCGCACGTATCAGATTTTCGATGGTCCGCAAGACACCGGCTTCGTTCAGATTCCTCCAGACGGCGGACTTCCGAGCGAGAACATGAATTTCACGCTGAACCCTCCGTCGACGCGTGTGTTCGTCAACCGGCGCTTGTCGATCCTTTGCACGTTCCGGGTTACGCTTACCGGGATTCTAAAGAACGATACGCGCGCGTTTAACTACCTTGGCACCGGCGCCATTCTTAACCCGACACAGGTTGACGGAACTCCTAATGTCGCAGCTGATATTGGGACTGACGCAACCAATAACGGCGCTGCTCCGCGTGCATTCCCGCTTGCGAATGCTACTCGCTCTCTCCAAGTTTCGCTGAACAACGATCGACTGTCGCAGAACATCGGCCAGTACTGGCGCGCGACTACGCGATATGCGAACGGCCTTGGTCAGTCTGAGATCGATCAGGGTCTTGCGCCTACCCAGCTTGACATTGTGCAGGACTACTCTCAGTCGGCTGGAACGTCTATCAGCCCGTTCGGGTCGCGTGGTGTAAACCCAGTCCAGACGACTCGTGCGAGTTTGTACGGAATCAGGATTTACGACAATCCAGAAGGAGACGGTGTTACTGTCAAGACTTCCGTCATCGAGTTCACGACCATCGAGCCGCTTTTCCTTAGCCCATTCCTGTTCCAGCGTGGATCGCAGGATACTGGCCTGATTGGGATCCAGACGATGAACCTCCAGCTTACGCTCGGCGGCCGTGGAAGTAACTCGCTCGGTGATGCTGTGTTCTCTCTCGTCGGCACTGGAGACAAGGCTCCATACGTTCCGGAGGTACTCCCTGGAACTGGCGGATTGAACGTTCCTAGGTGCACTGCTAGTGCGACTGTCCAGTCTGCTTCCGTCTTTGTCAACTACCTTACGCCGGATGCGCTCCAGATCATTCCTCCGATCAACAACTATCCGTACTACGAGCCGATCGTCAACGTCACAGCCGTGAACGGCCTCGTACCGGCAGGCGCCACAAACATTATCAACATGAACAACATTCAGCTTAACTCGATTCCGAGTCGCATCCTGTTGTACGTCGACGAGCAAGATCAGGCCGCGAAGGTTTATCGGGCGGACGCGTATTGTAGGATCGATCGGGTTGATGTCTCGTTCGACAACCGAGACGCCATTCTGTCCGGTGCTACTACAGTCGACCTATACAACATTGCCGCTAAGAACAACACGAACCTGACGTGGACCGAATGGAACCGCGACACCGGGTCGGTTCTCGCCCTCGATTTCGGTGAAGACATTCCGCTACGCTCGAATCAGGCCGTCGGATTGCGCGGATCGTACAATCTGCGAGTGCGTGTGACGTACACGAACGTCAAGACCGTGTCTGCTAGTGCCAATTCGTATGCTGAGGGTGTTCCTCTACCGTACGGAGTCAACTTGACGTGTGTCATCATCTCTACCGGCGTCATGACCGTCGCGCAGCAGAACGTGATCCGCAGTGTCGGCATCCTTACGAACGAGGACGTTATCAATTCCAAGGAACAAGCGGCTCAGCCGTACAAGTCTCGCGGCGATCTCTACGGCGATGGGTTCTTCGACGATCTCAAGACCGGGTTCACCTCTGCGCGTGACCTGTTCATGAAGGTGATGCGTCCGGCGACTGCACTTGCTGCTAAGATTCTCCCTGGTATCGCACCAGAGATTGCTCCGGTCGTCAGCGCATTCAACAGCTACATCAACTCTGAAGATAGCGGTCCTGGTAACACTGGTCTTGTGAGGTCGTTCGGGAACGGTCTCGTAGGTGGAAATGTCACCGGCGGTCGCATGGTTGGCGGCAAGAAGGTCACTCGAGCCCAACTTGCTCGGATGATCAAGTAAAAACTTTTGTGAAAATCTGGTTTACAAATCAATTTTTTTTTCTTAGTGCTTCTTGTACAAAAAGAGGAAAAGAAAAATGGACGTGAGCTCGCTGAACTCTGGAACAGTCGAAACAAAGAAATGGTTGAATCCCGTAGTCGGTACTGTCCGGGCCAACCTCGTGATGGCCGAAGAGAGCAAGACACGCGATGAGGAGACCGGAACCGTCTTCCCGAACACTTCGACGATGTACGTGTGGTATACTTTGGCTCCGTCGCTTAACACAGTTGACGTTCCGCGTCAGTTGATCACGGCTGGCCGCAGCTCGACGAGTGTTCCTGCACAAGCGTTTGTCGCCGGTTCTGTGTTCGAGTTCTTCGTCGCCGGGTGGTTCCAGGATACAACGCCTGCTAACACGTCGTCGGTGGCCATCGGTCTTACGTTCAGGAATTCGACCACCGACTGGGCTCTCGCCGACTCATTTTGCGATGCGATTCTTTCGTCCAATCAGTCGACGGATACGCTGCAGATGTTCCACGTACGATCTACATTCAGCCTCACCGAATCTGGCCCTACGTCGATCGGCGGTTCGTTTTCGACCGTTTCGTCTATCAACGGCACGGCGCCTGCTATTGTCGTCAACAATTCGGTTACGAGTCCCGTGAATACGCCAAGCCGCGTGACGCAGAATACATTCTCTCCTTGCCTTGTTGTATATTCCACCGGCGGCCCAGTTACCCTCCGGATTTACAACTGGTACCTCCGCCGCATCGCCTAAGTGAGCACCATGATGCTAGCTGCAGAATCTGTTCTTGGAACTGTTGGATCGGTTGGCACCGCCTCGCTCTTTTTTTTGTCCGTTCCAGGAGGCTCATTTTGTAGGATGCATCCATTCCAGCAACAGCTGACGGTCCTGCATCGCGAGTATCTAACGGCACCGAAGATACCTAGACACAGTGTTGTTGCGCCACCTATAATGGCTAGTATGTCAGCCGTGCTTGTCACTACGTTTCCCATTTTTTTGTCTATAGTAGTGAAGATAAAAAATGGACGTGAGCTCTCTAAATAGCGGAACAGTAGCTTCGAAGGCATGGTTAAATCCTGTCTTCGGTCACATAGATGCGAAGGAGATCGTAGTTGACTCGATCACGGCGAATACTTACAACGGCACTTTTCCAGTCATAGTTGGTCCTCCAGGACCGCAAGGACCTCAAGGCATACCTGGAGTCCAAGGACCGCAAGGCTCAATAGGACCGGCTGGGGCGCAAGGCCTACAAGGACTGCAAGGAATCCAAGGTCCTCTTGGACCCCAAGGAACCGTAGGGGCGCAAGGACCGCAAGGAGACCAAGGACCACAAGGAGACCAAGGTCCAGTTGGCTCTCAAGGACCCGTAGGACCAGAAGGCCCGCAAGGATTACAAGGAATCCAAGGGCCTCAAGGCCCAGTTGGATCCCAAGGACCAGAGGGGCCACAAGGACTGCAAGGGATCCAAGGACCAACAGGAGACACGGGGCCTGCCGGTGAAAATGGAGCGTCGAGTTCGATCTTGTTATATGTCGCGCAGACAACGTCACAGTCTCCTCCTCCTACGACCCGTCACCTTAGATGGAATGCAGTGGACCAAACTGAAGCAACGTTCTTGTACTTGAGCCATATCGACGATTCCGGCGATGACGTGGAGCGTATCTTGGAACAGTGTACTCCTGGATCGACAGTTCTCGTACAAGATCGCACTCAGAGCGCGAATTACCAGAATTTTAAGCTTACCGAGCCCGCTATCAACGTGCCTAATTCGTACGTGTCGTTCCCGGTCACGTTTGTCAACGGAGGTGGCACAGGCCTTGCTGGATTCGCGAATAACCATAATCTGCTGATCGGTGTGCTTTATGCAGGCCCGCAAGGACCAGAAGGTCCTCCAGGACCACAAGGGCCACAAGGATCCA